TCACCCGGCCTGAAAGATCTCCATACCCTGTTGTGGTAAAAGCTCCCGTGCAGAGATCAGTAACTCTTATATCATCAAAGTAAGCTTGTAGTTTAGTATTTGGCTTTAACCCACTACCAGTAAAAGTAATATTAACCGGTCTCATTTTTGGTATAATAACCTTATTAACTACTATATCGTTCGTTGTAGTTGTATCAAATCTTTCCACCACCGAATATGTAGTACCAGTTCTTTCTTCGGTACGCTGGGTACCATACCAGGCTGCCTCCCAGGAATTCCAGACTGTACCATAGGTACCTTTAGCCTGTGAACTTGCAATTAAAGTGCTATAATTACCTTCTGTGTCTACGTGTATATCTGGTAATCTTGCTGTATCAAACCAATTATCAGATGGGGGATTTAATTCTAATGCTCCGATAAAGCTAAGAACGCTAAATGGGTTAATATTTTCTACCCGAGTAGTTCCCAGACTTTGTGCAAATACATTACTGGTATAAGGTAGAGAAGCTATATTACCAGTCAGAACGTAATTGTTAGCAGCTCTTTGAGCAGTAGTTGTTGCAATAGAATAAAGCGGTTGATTTTGTTGAGTAAATATAGGTCTAACTTCACCTTTATTAAAATCCATCGATATACTATAATCTTGATCTAGACTGTTACCTACTATATGACCAGTAAAATTATCTACTATAAATCCATTTTTAAATCTGTCAAACCCTAAAGCATCTTTTACTTGGTAGAGGGAGGTATCTTTTTCTAACAGAGATAGTGTGGTATAGTATTCTAAATTCTTAACTCTATTTTCAATTCTACCAATATCACGCATTGTAAAGCGCTTGTTATCAATAAAGGTAACATCAATATCTTTTTTAACATCGAATACATATGGCTTTTGTTTTAGCGTATACAAGGCCATTGAATTCTGTGGGGTGGGTGGCTCAGCAGGCGTTGCTGAGCTAATACCTTCTACCACTGTAATTAATCCTGTGGAATCAATAATTAATTTATCGGTTCTTGGTAAATAATAAGAATAATCAGTAATTAAATCATCTGTCTGTACAATAAACTCAGAAGGATTGGTAAACGTATCAGAAGCAATAATCGGTCTAAAATCTAAACAATCTCTTAATTGATACGTTTTAGTACCATCAGTAAAGGACGGTATATTATCGTATCCAATTGCTGCGGTGTAAGAATCCGCCGAGCAGTAATCTCCCGCTGAATGTGTAAAATAATCAAATGATATTCTAATAGGCCCAGTAGCAATTGGCTGGCTAGCTCTAAGAGTCACACTACCTATATCATAATGTGTTTTACGCTGACCGTTATCTATTGTATAACGGCTAGTAATATCCGTTGAATTAGTAGCTAGATAAGGGGTACCAAACACATTGGCAGACATTCTAATATTAGCTACTTCATAAATGTCTGCATAACCTAAAGAAAGAACTGTAGCTTGAGCTGCTGCATTTGATATAAAATCAACTGTGGTAGACGTCTTTGTTTTAACTTTTTTATCGGCAGCAGAATTAGATTTTTGAACAGTTGTAATAATTCTAACATCATGTGCTCCGCCAGCAGATCCCGGAACTGCAAGTGTTAATATCTTACCTGTTGGAGAACCAGAACGTGTTACATTGCCTGAAACTATAGTTAAATACTGATTACCTGTTATATCGTATACAATATAATTACTAGTAGAAAATGCTGCAAAGGTTTCATCTGTACCTGCGGTAATAGTAATTGAATTAGCACTTAACGTTCTATCATATATTCTTCTTGTATTATAAGTTGTCTCAAGATTAGTAGGATCAACTGAACGAATAGTGGTGTATGGTAATTCCGAAATATATGCAGCTTTATTAGTCAGTAAAATATTTGCAGTATGGACTGAAGCAGCGATACCAGATAAAGTGCCTGTAATAGCAACATTAGCAGTAGCAATATAATCACTTGCAACGCTAGCTATTAAGTGTATATTTCCGTTAATTGTTACAACACTGTTAGCTACTAATTCTGTTGTAAATCTGGTACCAACTCCAGTAATATTTGCAGAAGAATTTGTTGTAGATACTGTACCCGTTAAAGTAACTAACGTTGGTGTAATATTTGCAGTAAAATCTGTAATGGAAGTATTATCATAAAACAACTGCTTTACATTCTTTTCAAATGTAAAGCCAGCAGTCATTTGTATATCAAACAAGAATGCCTGGTATACAGCAGTTACACCACTACCGGAATAATACTCTAAAGAACGAATACGTGCTGTACCAACAGCTATACCTGATGCAGCAGCGCTTAAAGATGTATACCTGTCATATAGATTTATTCTTGGTAAAATAGCAAGATCAGGTATAGAGGTAAGACCAGTAATAAAAATATAATTACCAACTTCAGTTGAAATAGTACCATTATTTACCGATACGTAATCTCTTGCTTTAGTTGCTTGGATGTATTGAGATTTAATATTTTCAATCTCATACCCCATTACATAGGCTTTACCTGGTTTAATAATATTAACAAATAAGCTTGAATTACCACCATTTGCAGCATCATACACACCATCTCGAATACTAGTATTGCTTGTTCTTAGGTGCTCAATAACTTCTACACCGTATGGTCTAACAGTGTAGTTACCTGATTCGTCGAAAGTTCTTCTTGCTAAGGTGTCATTTAAAATATTATAGTCTGGTGTATTTTTTTGAAAAATAACTACCCCGTTTTCAATTATAGCAAGTTCAATATAATTATCAGCATCTGTAGCTACGGCTGGTATGTCTCTGGTAGATAAATCTAATGCTAGTTTATATCTATCGGCGCCTGGTGCAAAATAATTATAAGTACCTACAGCTTGATCTAATATAGTAGAATCATCATCACTCGTAACTACGGACTCAGTAATTGTAAAACCAACTGATTTAGAAGGAGTACTAGAATACTTAGAAACTATAAAAGTCTGATCATCAAAATATGCAAACACACCATTGGTAAAAATTACTCCAGCTTTAACTGAAAAAGCAGTACCTGTTCCTGTAGAAGCAGAAGAAAATGTTTGTAGTGTTATGGTACCAGCACTATTAGTAAGTACTTCTCCATCAGCAAAGACTCTTGTTTCTTTATCTGTACCAGAATTTGTATACTTAACAAAAATTGTAGGTTGGTCGATATCTGTAGCTATAGCATAGTTAACAACCAAAGCTTTAACACCTGTAGTCTGCCCGGTAATAACAGTCCCAACTAAATCTACTATTTTACTATCCGCAGTAATAGAATTATATGAGGTAGTAAGTCTTACATATTTGTAGACAGAGTCAAAGTGTTGCTGCCCTGGTATAACAATAGAACCCTCTTTAAATATATTCTGACCAAATCTCTGCACCTGATTTTGCAAAGAAGTTTGCAATTGGGTAAGCTCCCGCGCCTGTACTGCGCGCCCAGGCCTAAATAAAATCCGATAAAACTGCTTACCCTCATCGTAGTTATCGTAGTAGGGGGCAGAGGAATATATTTTCATTTTTATAACTTAATTACTGTTCTTAGTTTTACAAGTTGTTCATCACTATAACTTACCGCGGTTCTATTATCAATATAGAGAAGATCACCACTAAACTTATTTATAGTAGGATATTTGTTAATAGAAGATACAGTATAGTTAATACTAGTAAGAGGATCAGTTAAAATATCACTTGCAACTATGGTATAATTATTTGAACTATTTAATAAAATTTGATTATTTGAAGAAACTACCTCTACCACTGTAAATACTCTTGTTGTATCTGAATTTAATTTTAAAATTGTATCTCTACTTAAAGTATTTGCTGAATTTACTGTTACTAAGAAGCACGAGCTACCGACAATATTAGCAAATATTCTAGAGTTAGCATATTGCTTAACATCTTTAAGTATACCAAATTGCCTATAATCATTAACGATTGATAATCCTTGATTGGTTTCATCATTGATAGTCGTATATAGCATAATTGTATCAGCATACAATTCTTTTACAGGATTAAATCCGTGACCGTTAACAGGTGAAAGTATTGCAGAAATATTAGCATTTCCGCTACCAGCTGATCCGGTTATTACTACATTTGCATAATGATAGCCTGTGCCAGGATTAGTTATAGAGATATAATCAATTGTATTATTTAAAAGTACTACATTTCCTATGAACCCAGACCCGTCTCCTGCTACTGCTATATTTGCAGTAGTGTAATTATTACCTGCATTATGCACTCTAAATGCGTACAACGCACCATCAATTGCAGATAATTCAACTGTACTCTGTAGAGTATCTAAGTCTCCAGTAGATAAATTAACATATGCATTAGCTGTTGACCCGTCTCCTATAATTGCAACATCCAGATACGTATAACCGCTACCTCTAGATTCTATAATTATATCTTCAATCTGACCAGCTGCATTTACAAATGGTGTCAGCGCTGCACCTGTACCATCTCCTATAAGAGAGATGGTAGTTCTAATATTAGCGCTATAATTTGTTCCGGGATCTTCAATTAAAACTTTTGCTATCTGATTATTATATAGCACCGGGGTTAAAACTGCAGTACTGGTAAAAGAAATATTTGCCTTAGCATTAATAGTAGGTTGGGATGCACCTGCTGTGGCAATTGTAAATACAGTATTAGCAATTGCAGCAGTATTATAACCACTACCCCTATTTGTAATAACAGCACCAGTAAAATAAGTATTATTAAAATTTAACGTTACTTTAGCATTAGCTGTTGGCTGGGTATTACCGGTAGTAGATATGGTGCCAGTAGTATTAGCAATTGCAGCTGCACTATAAGAAGCGCCTACATTGGAAACTAATACGTTACTTAGCCCTTTATAAAAACTATTTCCTAACCCTCTTGTATCATTAATTGTAATTGTAGCGCTTTTATAATTTCCACCAGCATCGTCAACAATAATATTTAAAAATTGACCAGTTCCATTAAATACAGGTCTTAAATTTGCTATAGAATTACCCGTACCATTATTAAATGTTCCGTTGACGGTTAAAGTAGTAGCAGCATTGCCAAGATACCCCGACCCTGCATTACTAATTACAACTGTTTCAACCTCGCCACCAGAATAAAATTGATTTTGAATAGATTTTTGTACTGGCATATAGTCTGCCGTTAAAAATCTGTTTCTTAAAGAAAGTGGTATTGTATATAGATACTTCCAAACATAACCATCAGCATAGGTATCCGGGGTAAAATTTGTACCAGTAGGGTTAGATGTTGAAGCAGCGCCGTTATAATTAAATAAGCATTTATATACATTAAATGCAGCAGTTAAAACATAGAACGTTGCAGTCTTAATACTTGTCACTAGAATCAGACGTATACCCCACCCTATACTGCCCATCATATTGATCATAAACGGTACCAGACGTCCAATCGCGACGAGGAACCACCAAAGATACATCGGTTGGCTGTACTTTTTTTATACTTAAGATACTGTTACGAGTATCATATTCATAGCTATCCATTGACCCCGGGGTATCCGGGGTCGTTTCATCATCCCATGCTAATACTCTACCTATAAAATAATGGTAGATTGATCTTCCTGCTAGAATATCTTCATACACCGTCTCCACTATTGAATTGTGGAAGGTGTCTTTTAGTAAGAATGACATATTACGATATGCTTACAACCCATGTAATAACGATCGTATCGCCGCTTGCTTTATTTACTGCAGAAAATACGGTGCGGCAAAGCATAGATCCAACACCCGGGAACCCGTTAAAAATTCCTGCCTCAGTAATTGCTCCAGTACCAGTACCAGCCGGGAATGTTGCAACATATGTAATAGTATTTGTAGATGCAGTAGTAGAATCAAGAACAACGTTACCGGCAGCAATTGCGGCACCCAATGTGGTGTCTGCTATAGTTGCTGAAACTGCCCCTGTACCAACGCCCATCCTGGTCATAATAGCGCTTGTATTACCTACAAATCTTGATGCAATAACAGTCTTACCAGCAGTGACTACCAGATTGTCTATATGTCTTTCATCTTTTCTGTCACCAAATTGATCTAAATGTATAATATTAACTTTACCTGTCAGGGTAATTGATTCGGTTATCATGTGCTTTCCTTTGAAAAAAAGTTCTGTGTTATATTTATCGTTTTGTCATGCAGGGACATTGCTTATTATTTTAGTTATGCTGGGATAAAAGTAATCGGATCCCCTACATATACTTCGCTGAAATATTGCTGTGAATCGTAATTTAACAAAACCCCAGAAATTACTTCTGTAATAGTAGCAATTTCTGTTAGCGCCTTTGCCATATTAAACGTACTAGCTTCTATTGTAGTTACATTGTCGGTTAGCGCCTTTGCCATATTAAACGTACTAGCTTCTATTATAGTTGCATTGTCGGTTAGCGCTTGTGCCATATTAAACGTACTAGCTTCTATTATAGTTACATCGTCGGCTAATGGTTTTTGTACATTAATTGCAGCAGATTCTTGCATAATTGCGTAATCTGGTGCTAAAGTAAACAATAAAGAAATAATAGGTGCGTCTGTTATAAAAATA